ATGGCTGACAAGTACATCAACGCAACGAAACTGATTGAGCGGCTCAAAGAAGAAAGAGCTCACAGCACGGCATCGGCACCGTGGGATTTTGCATTTGCCGGAACAATGCTGGAAATTAGCACCCGACGCGTACTGAATGCGGTTATTGAGGTCTTGGAAGGAGAACCGGCAGCGGATGTGGCGCTGTGTCCGGCTCCGAACTGGCCGATCTGCCAGAACTGCGGCAAGCCGATGGTGTACTGCGGCGAGGAAAAGATCGGAGATGTTATCTGGAAGCGGTATAGCTGCAAAGACTGCTATAACCAGAATGTTGCAAGAAAGGTGACGAACAACAATGGACGCTGTGAAAAATGATGTGAAGCGGCTGGTCAAAATTGAACTGGCCGCAGCAAACAGGAAGTTTCGGATGTTTGCAAGTAACCATGAGGGTGTGGCTGTGATCCAGGAAGAAGCCGTGGAAGCTGCACGGGAAATGGATGGGCTGCATCGGGAACTGAACGCAATGTGGATGGGCGTTTACTCCAACGATCCGCAGATCTCCACGAAGGGCGTGTATGACCGGGCGGTTGCCCTGGCCGTGGAAGCTATTCAGGTAGCGGCAATGGCGCGAAAGTTTGAGCGTAGCCAGCGCCGGAAATGGCCGGGAGCGAAGGAGCCGCACTATGACGAAGAAGAAAAGTGATGCACCGGCAGAGGTCGAAACCATTACGCTGACCATGAGCCGTCCGGTGGCGGAGGCTGTACAGGCTGCCTGCGAGTGGTATCTGCGGCTGCACATGGGGCAGTTCTGGGATCTGGCAGAAGATTTGTGCTTTGCAAAATTCTACTCTGACCTAAAAAATGGGGCATTCAAGACCAAGGAACAGGAAGATAACGCTTTTAAGGTTGCGATGGACCGAAGAGATTTCATGTGCGTAGGAATGGAACAAGCATATAACAGATTTGTTCTCCACGCCCCTATCTCGGATGTAATGAGAGTGCCGTACCGGGCAGAACAGGTATGGCTTACCATTCGCCACGCACTGGCATGGCATGACAAGCCGGAGGGCAATCCATGGAATGTGTGCTTTGATAAGCCGCTGAACCGCAGCGACCAGCCGCAGCCGGTAGTAAAACTCAATGAAAAGCAGGAGGCAAAGAAGAAATGAGAAAGATTTTTATGGTGGGAGCATCTGCGGTGGCAAGCGTTTTGCTGATGACGGGATGCAACAAGCAGGTAATTGATTTGACCTACGAATATTCGCAGGCACAGATTAAAATGCCGGATGGAACCGTAATTGAGGGCAAGGTGGATAGCTGGAACGATTATGAAGGCGACCAGTTACAGGTCAAAATTAACGGAACAACATATCTGGCCCATTCGTCAAACGTGGTCCTCTGGCACTGAGCAAGGGCAGAGTCTGGGATCGATATGAAATACAGCACGGACAAAATCAGGCTTCAGCAGAACGAAGAGAGCAGAAAACGCTATCACTGGTACAAAGACCACCACATTTGCGTGAAATGTGGACAGGCGGAAGCAGTCCCGAACAGAACAAAATGCGATGTCTGTCTTGAAAAAGACAGAAACCTCCATCGCGAGAACTGGAATAACGTCCGGGACGTTCGGAACATCTATGCGAAAAACCGGAGAGCTAGAAACAAGAACAAGGGAATGTGCGCCAAGTGCGGGGCAAAACCGATTTGGGGGAACAGCACTTCTATGTGTTACGACTGCATGATTGTCCAGAGAAACGCCACAAGAAGGTGGAGGGAACCGAGAGAACTCAAGTGGCGGGAAGCTGGACTTTGCGTTAGGTGCGGCGGAGAAAGAAAACCGGGCTTTATGGTTTGCAGAAAGTGCTATGACATTCTCTACAAGCAGCTTGACTACGCAAGAACCTGCATCAGTGAGGAAACGATACTCCGAAAAAAAGAATGGGTTTCGGTCCATTATTTCAACAAGCCGTTGAGGTACAGAGAATGCAGACCTTGATTGATTTCGCAGACAAATACCTTTGTCACGTTTTGCCGACCTTGCTAAAAGACCGCACAACGGGGCGAAACATCATCTGGGCGACAGAGCCGACACCGGAAAACTGGTGCTGCTTTTCGGACGAGATCACACTGAAGCAGGTGGAAAGCGCCGGGATAGTCCCAAGAGTTCTGAAAAGAATCGAAAGCCAGAAAGAACGAACCAGAAAGAAAGCGGAGGTTTTTACTCCAACGTGGGTATGCAAAAAGATGGTAGACCTTGCGGAAAAAGACCTCGATGTAGACAACTGGGAAAACTTCATCAGCAAGACCTGCCTGGAAGTGACCTGTGGAGAAGCGCCCTTTCTTGTGAGTAGGTATAACACTGTAACGGGAGAACCAATTCCGGTGCCGGATCGTATTGGCCTGCTTGACCGGAAACTAAGAGCGATTTCCCAAAATATCCGAAAGTACCCGGATGGGAGAAGCGGCGCCAAACGGATGGAATGGACGTATAACCGGTACAAATGCGGATACGGTGCGCTATATTTCGGCGAGGCGCTGAAAGCATTTTCAAGTACATACGGGTATGAGTGGCAAGGCGACAATCTGCTTTTGGCAAGGGCAAATTTGCTGCTGACCTATTGTGAACACTGGCGGCAGTATTTCAAAAGAGAACCGATCAAAGCACACGTTGAAATCATCGCAGAGATTGTTTCGTGGAACGTCTGGCAGATGGACGGGCTTAAAAAGACCGTGCCGGGGACGGATATTCCGTGCAAAGTCTATGACTGGAAGAAAAACGAGGAAGTTCTGTTCAAGGACATCGGAAAGGAGAATGGAGAATGAAGCAGCGGATGATAAATTCAATTGCTTTTGGATTAAAGCTGAACACCATGAAAAGCTGCCTGCTGGGGGCGCAAGGGTGCGGAAAAGACCGGGCAAAGGTGGTCGAGATGGTGGAGAAAATGCTCTCCGTGGAACCGACAATCAAACCGCAAAGCAATCTGTGGTGGCGGGATGTGAAGGTGGAACTTCCGCCAAAGCATCACACGCCTTGCCCACGAGGCAATAACCCGGCTTTTTCCAAAGTAAGTGACACGGTTTGGCTTTACTACGAGGATGGGAATCAGACGGAAGGCACGCTGGAAGGCTATTCGTGGTTTGACGATCTGGGACGCTGCGTTTCGGAGAATCCAGCGGGGCACAGAGTTTCACACTGGATGCCGCTGCCGGATCCGCCGAAAGGAGATGATGAAGAATGAAATACAAAGCAGAGGTTGTAGCCTACGAATCTTACGGAGAGGTTTGTCTGGGAGAATTTGAAGTCGAGGCGGACAACGAGGAAGAAGCCGACACGGCAGCACGCCGCGCGGCCAAAAAACGGCACCCAAACCTTGAAGATTTTGAGGTTATGAAGCTGGAAATGATAGTATGATCGTTTGCGTCGGGAAAACAGCTGTTTGCAAATTCTGTGGAAAAGAATATCCGTCCGAAGGACTGAACCACGGCAGACAAGTACGGATTCCTACCGTACCATGTATTTTGAAACCATACGGAACTACCGGTAAAGTGTGCCAGTGCTGTGGCAGAGAACAAGTATTCGTAATGGAAATTTTCGTGGATGAAGATGCGGTGCGGGGATTCTGTGACTTTTGGTGGTGAAAACATGGAATATGAAAGAACCTGCTGCACCTGCCGCTGGCACGAGGGCTACACCTGGATCTGCTTCAACGGTGAATCTCCGAACTGCGCTGACATGACAGACCCGGAGGGCACCTGCGAATACTGGGAAGCCAGAACGGAAGAGAACAGCATTGGTGACTACGAAGTAAACTAATCAAGCTCCTAATCAAGAATTAAGCAAGCCCGTCGTAAAATTGCCGCCCTGACGAGGCGGCAAGGGGCTTGTATGTGTAACTTAATCTAGCGACCACGGAAGAGCACGCCGGGGAAAGCGGGGGTCAAGGGGGAGAAAACGAGGGCGGGTCTGTAGGGCTTGACGGAATGGGAAACTTAGAAAGACCTGCCCGGCGTTGTATCCCCCTTGTCCTGCGAAGCCGTGTGTGTTTGGTCCACAGAAAAGAAAATCCCAGTAGAACTTTGCGGAAGGAGGAAGTGAACGGTGCGGGCATGGTACATTCGGGAGCAGAAACACATTCTCGGAACATCCGATTATGCAGAAGTGGATCTCTTTGAAACAACAGACAAGGAACACACCGCGAGCACCCGCCGTAAAAGAGAACTGGCGACCTCCATTGCGCAGCAGAAGTATAACGACATGATAGCAAGGCGGTATTTCTGCCAGCTGGCCTATACGAATTTCGGGGAAAGCGACTGGGCAGTCACGTTTACATACGACCACGACCACCAGCCAGCGCCCGGAGATTTTGACCAGGTAGACCGAGACTGGACGAATTTTACCCGCCGCTTGAAGCGCTTCTGCAAAAAGACGGGGCGGGAAGCATCCAAATGGATGCAGGTTGCAGAGTACAGCGTGGTGGACGAGGACGGGAAAGTTACCGGCAGACACCACCATCATGTGATCCTGCAAGGCAATCTGACATGGCAGGAGATCAAGGACTTGTGGCGGGACAGCACCGGGCGGCCGATGGGGCTTGTGAAAGTTGAACCTATCGACCTGACCTGTTCCAGCTTTGAGCGCCTGACAACCTACATGACGAAAGCACGCGCCCGTATCCGGCGCTGGCGGCAGAGCCAAGGGCTGCAAAAGCCGAAAACCCCGCGCCCGAATGACACCAGATGGAGCCGCAAGCGCTTTGACGAAGCGTTTGCTTTGCCGGATGATCGTGAATACTGGGAGAAAAAATACCCCGGTTATACCCTGCGCGAGTGTGAACAGCACATCACGGGGAACAACACCAAGCACCTGATCGTGAAACTGAAAAAGAAGCCGGACACCCGGCGGAAGAACAGGAGGAACCAGCCATGAGCGCCAGACTGGAACTGGATGACCTGCCGCCGCGCTACCGTGCGCAGGCAGAGGCTCAGATAGCAGCCAGACAACGGGGAAAGTGTACCCATGCGCAGCCAATGGCGGAGGCTGCAAGCGCTGCCGGGCGGTTGAGCAAAACTTTTGATTCCTACGGGGAGTATGTGTATTACATCGGCACCATCTTGCCCGGCATTCAGTCCGGCAAGATCGTGTCAGCAGAACCGCACCCGAAGTGGACACTGCTGCCGGAGGAAGAATACTGCGCGGTGAAACTCCCGGCGGCGCATTATACGGCGGACTATAAGCTCACCTATGCAGACGGACGGGTGGATGTGGTCGAGATCAAGTCGAAGTTTACCCGAAAAGCACAGCGGGATTATATCTATCGCCGCAGGCTTTTTATTGACCTCATAGCCAAACCGAAAGGCTGGGGCTTTGTCGAGATCATCACACCGGACACAAAAGCAGAAACGAAAGAGTGGAAGCGCCTGGCTGAACAGGCGGGAAAGGAACAATCATGGGAAAAAGCAGAGCAAGGATGCCGGCATTCTACCGGCAGAGCATCCAGAACGCGGTGAACCAGCAGATCAACATCAGCAAGTCGAAGCGCCGCACTATACTGAACCGTGAAGCAATCGGGCAAGTGGTCTCGTATTGCACCATTGCGGCGGCGCATGATCTCTGGGACTGGGGCGAGAAAGAATCCACTATCCTGACCCTGAAAATGAATAATGCTGCATCCCGGTACATTCTGGATCTCGACAAGTATGGCACCCCGGAAGCCCGGAAGCGGTTAAGAGAGCGCACCGCCCACCTGATGCCGGAAGAGTTCTGGCTCCCGGCGGGCGATCTGGTAGGCTCTGAAAAAAAGTTGCGCATTCTGGCGGAGCGCCGCGATGCCGCAAAAATGATTATCCGCTTTATGGCGGAATCGCTGGAAGAAATGGGATACACCCATGAACAGATCGAAGCTGTGAAGAAAGAAGCCAAGGCGAACTATGCCCAGTTCCTTGAATGGAGCAAGGACGGCGAAGAGGTGGCCTATGACCGTCTGCGCCGCGTCATTGAGGATATCTACGGCGTAGGTGCCATGGTGGAGCGCGTGGAGGGAGAAGATCCCATTTTCGGCAAACCCCTTTTCAAGAAAGATTTTTGAATTTCGGGAGGATTGAACAGTGAGGGTACACGAGGCGGAGGCAATTTTGAAATATTACGCAGACATCCCGCAGCGGATTGAGATCATCCGCCGCCAGTGTGCCGTGCTGAACGATGAAATAGACCCTATGCGGGGTATGGGCGCAGATGGGATGCCGCACGGCGGATCCCACGGAGATAGTACCGCAACGATGGCGTGCAAAATGGAAGAACTGGGCATTGGTGAACAGCTGCGCCAGCTGGAACAGCAGCGGGCGGTTTTGCTGGGAGATCAGCGTATCATCCAGGGACAAATGAACAGGCTGGACAGTGGCAACAATATGATTTTGACCGAGTTCTACATCAGCCACAAAAAATGGCATGAAGTGAAGCAGAAAGTTCCGTACAGTGTGCAGCACTTGAAGTACCTGCGGAACGTAGCTCTTGCACAGCTGGGCAGCGGTCTGGAACGGCTCCCGGAGTGCGGCGCTTTATTATCGCGTGCGTTAAACGTGCGCGAGGAACGCTGCCGGGCGGATGCCTGGGCGGAGGGCGATATTATCTTATAGGCAAGGCGGCCTGTGGAACCTCATGCACAGGCGCTTCCGCAAAATCGTGTCCATCATCCGCAGAAAAACAAACACGACTACCCCGAAAATCTGAAAACAGGCATAGAAATAACCCGGCGGGCAGTTGGCCTACCGGGTTTCGTGCAAAGGAGACTGAAAATGGGAATCAAAATTGAATTGAAAAAACGCATCGAGAAAACCATCAAAGAAAGAGCAGCCAGGAAATTGAGCAAAGAGGAACGCCGAAAATGGGATTCCTGCCCGGTAGTTATGAAAGACGAAAACGGGAACGTGTCTATGTTTGCACTGGGGTCGGATGTTATTCGATTCAAGAACAAAGAAATGGCAGAAGCGACAATGGACGCTGTTATGCGGTCATTCGATGAAACGGAATGATGGAATCTCGATGATTTCATTCATACGTTTCGGAAATCGTCCGCGGTGATTCTTTCGCAAATGCTGCTGCACGATGTAGCCAAGTGATTCCATAGACAATTTTTCCGAGGATATAACACGAAGCGCGGAATCTTTGCTGGCTTGAACGGTATATTCAATTTTACCTCCAGCGAGATTTTTGGTACTTATTCTAACCTGCTGTCTGTTCTGCATACAAAGTCCTTTCAACACTTTAAGCCCGTCAGGTCATCGACTCGGCGGGCTTTTTGGATTTCGTGATTTACTTTTCGTGCGGCGACTGGTCATCCGGCGGAGCGTTGCGCTTGATGATGATCTGCGCCTCGTTGGGATCTCGGCCTTCCTCTGCGTTGGCCTGGGCGATCTGTTCAGCCAGACCTACCGGCAGGCCGTTTTCGTCCAGCGGACCGGTGTAGCCATCGTAGTCCACGATGTTGATGCAGGGAGGTGGCGGGACGGTCTTGTAATACCTACCGTCCTCATAGTTCTGATCCGTGACCCGGTTCCAGTAACCAATGTCGCCGTGCTCTTCCTGGGCGGCTTCCATTGCTTCTCTGGCCTGTTCTTCCGTCAGACCATCGAACAGCAGGCGGGAGCCGTCCGCAAAAGCGGCGACCAAACGCCACGGGGCAAAAAATTCAATTTCGTCCATGAATATGCTCCATTTCGTGCCGTTTTAGTGAATGAGTTGAAGTTTTGATAACGAAAAAGTTCAATTCAATCACAAAAAAGTGAATTTCGTGTACAGAATCAGCGATTCGATTTCGTGGGGATGTAACCGTTCAGGCAGCGATTAAAACCGCGTTTCGTGAGGGCATCGGTAACTCTGTCCTCTGGGAAGTAGTAAGTAGACCCGTCTGCCGCAGGAACAGCCCCGGCGGGATACTCTGCGCCGGTGTACCAGTCTGTTTCCGTGTCGTACTTGCGGTGCAGGTACTTGTAAACATCGCGCTGGGCTTTGTCGAACACCTCAACGAACGAGAAAGACGCGCACGGTGGCAGTTCCGTTGCCAACATTGGCACGTTCTGCGCCAGCCATTCGGCCATCACCGCTTTTGCGGCATTTCGTTTCGGCTTGCCTTCCCGGTGCACAAGATCCAGTAGCTGCACAACAAGGGGCTTTGGCAGATCGTTCAGCACTTCTTCCAGCGGGTAAGGGTTTTCGTGCAGGAGCGGCGAGGTACGCAGTTCTGGGATCAGATCCAGTTCGTGGCAGGTTACGGGCTTCTGGCGGGTCTCAATGCGTTCACTGGTGTAGTACAGCATTTCCTTGATTTCGTTCTGTGCTGCATCAGAGAGCTGTTCAACCAGTTCGATGCTGTCCGCAAAGCTGATCTGCGCTTCGTTTCGTTCGCCGGTGCTGCGCCCGGTCTTGTATGCCGCGTCGATGATGCCAAGTTCCATAGCCAGCCGGAAAACGTGCTTGCAGGGCTTTTTCCGGCGCACAAAATCGTTGCAGGTGCAGCTTGCAAGGGTGGTATGGTAAGGGTCTTTGCCGGAGCCGTAAAAAACACCGGTTTCGTGTTCCTTGTCAATGCTGGTCGGGGTGGTCTTGCTCTGCTGGGCGCTGGCAAGGCGCTTTTCTTCGTCAGCGTCTGCGGGGTGCTCTGGCCATGGGCCGAATGCGGGGATCATAGTCATAACGGGAAACCTCCTTTTCGTGTTTCGTTACTGTCATGATAGAACAAAACGCAAACAAAAGCAATAAAAGGCAAGAAGATTTCGTGCAGAGATACCGGGTCGGCGAGGCGGGGCACGGTCAAGCGGTGACGTTCTGTCACCGGTTCCGGGCACTGGATCTGGGCGATGGTGCCCTGGTTCTTCATGGTTGTTGCTCCTTTTCGTGATACTGGATTTCGTGATACTCCCGGCGGGCTGCCGGGACGCTGGCTGTCAGAACGGCAGACCGGTATAGTTGCGCATGGGCATAGCATCGGCGGCGGGCACCAGCATATTGAGCAGCTGCCGGTATAAAGCCGGGTTCGCTGCACGCTGGGTGCGGAAGTCCTCCAAAAACTGCGCCTGCGCTGCCAGATCGGCCAAGTTTTCGTCATCCACGTTGTAGCATTGGAATTGATTCGGCCCGGCGGAGTATATCCAACATCGAACCATGAAAACACCTCCTTTCTGTTTCGTGATGTTCCAGACGTAAATGTCGGGAAGATGGGGCGGGGTTACTTTGTCCGGTGCAGCCCTGCCAAAATATCCGGTTTCGTGTTAAGCGTTCAGCTGTAAAAACGTGCTCTGCGTGGGGATCAGGTGCCGGGTGAGGGTGTCGGTGTAGCTGGCCTCTCCCTCGTAGCTGTCAACCACCCGGCGGTCTGCGGCGGCCATATCGTGATAGCTCTTTTTGCCGTAGGTGGGCGGCAGCCAGCCTTTGCGCTGTCCGGCGTAGAGGTTGAAGGACTTCAAAACGTCCGTGTTCGTAAACTCGATGTGGCAGGTGCCTTTCTTGTAAAACGTGGCGGTGAAATAGTGCAGCTGGATCTTCTGGGTCTGGCCGCTCTTTTCGGCGGCATCCAGAACGGCGCGGAGTTCGTCCCCATTGTAGGGCTTACCGTTCGTGTCCAGGAAGTGCAGCACCCGCTCGATCTAGGCAACATGGCCTGTTGCGTTGTACCGGGGGCAGAAACGACCATCGTATGTATCAAAGGCGTTGCAGCGGAAAATCACCTTGCGGTTGATCTTGTACGCGGAGTTCGTGCACCAGCCGTTGTAATAATGCACGTTCTTGCTGTACTCGTCGTTATAATGCAGGTTCGTCCAGTCGTCGAACAGCTTTATAATTTCGTGGTCGATGCTGGAAAGAAGATTTCGTGAAATTTCTTCCCGGACGGTCAGAATGTTGTACGCGCTGAAGTCGTAGCCTTCAAGCTCTTTGATTCGCTTCTGGTAATCCTGCTGCATTTCGTAGGTCATCGCATCGAACAGCTGCGGCATTTCAAACAGCTGCTTCCAGTACATCCCGCGCAGCTCCCGGATAGCGTCGTTATAAGATTTCGTGAAAGCCATCACGGGGTTTTCTTTCTTACCAGCGCCGGCGGAGGAAAACAACGACTTGATTCCGTTGTACTCTTCATAGATCCGGCGCATACCCTCTGCGGCGGCGTTGTACCGCTCAATGGCTGCCGTGATGGGGTCGGAAGATACCAGGGCGGCAAACTCCGGGTTTTCTTTCAAGCGCTCTGCGGTTTCGTTTTTCAGATCCAGCCGGATCCGGCTCACCGGCTCCCGGTCGGGAATGTCCACCGACACAAGCGCCACCTCCACGCGGGCGGCGCGGCGGGCGTTCTTGAACGCATCCGGGATATATTTCACCGTGGCGTGCAGCTCTTCCAGCTTTGCGGCCAGCTCTTTCCGTTCGTTGGTGCAGGGGTTGCGCAGGGTTTCGGCGTTGAGCAGACAGCGCACCTTGCCGCCGTCCTGCATGATGTCAAGCGCTTTGAGCAGGTGCGCGGCACCAGCGGAGAAAGGCGGATTCATGACGATTGCGGCATATTTCGTGGTGGGGCGGAAGGTCAGAAAGTTATCATGCACCACCCGAAAACCGTCTTTCTTCAGCACGGCGCGGAAGTCGCTGGAAAGCTCGATGCAGTCAAGCTCTGCGCTTCGTGCCTTTCCCTTGTCGTATTGGTCAACCTCGCCGGTCTTATAGTCGTGGTGGACGTTGAACGCCAGGGCATGGACCTGACGCGCAAGCGCTCCATCACCGGCGGACGGTTCAAGAATGGGTTTCGGGTAGGTGGTGAACCCGGATTTTACTTCCCGCAGGGAGAAAACCATATCAAAGGCCAGGCTGTCCGGCGTGGGGTAGAAGTCCAGGGAATCGTTTGGGGTGGTCATGGTGTAAACCTCTTTTCGTATTTCGTGATATGCCCGGCGGAATGCTGAGCGGTGGGGCGGGGCCGCTTTGTCCGGTGCGGCCCTGCCAGGGCATCCGGTTTCGTGTCAGGCGTTGAGCTGGTAGCCGCGGCGGGCGCAGATGAGGCGGAGCCGGGCGGCGGCGATCTGCTGGCGGACATCTTCGGGCCTGCCGGTGCACTGGGCTTCCCGGCGCAGGTCTTGCAGTGTCCACTGCTGACGGATGATCTCGCGGGCCTGCTCAAAGATGTTGTCAAACTTCTTCATGATTTCGTTCTCCTTTCGTATCATGCAAACAGGCGGTTGCATACCTGCTGTATTTCGTCGTTCGCCTTCATCGGGGCAATGAGCACGGAAACGGCGGCTTTCTTCGGGTCTACGGTGTCCGTTGCCAGGATGGGCGCAAACGGGCTGTTGCTGCTGTGGTAAACAAATTCGTGATGATCCACAAAAGCGTCATACTCCGAATTTATCATGATGGGCCGGGATCCGTTGCGGAACATTCGGAACGTGCCCCAGACTTTGCCCTTTGCTTCGACTTCCTGCAAGATCGAAGTGCGTTTGACCTCTTCTTTGCAGGCGCTGAACTTCTGGAACATCTGCGCGGCGGTCAGCTGGTGCGGATCGTTGACCACAAACCCGGCATCGCTGGAAACGATGGTCACGCCGTCGGCGGGTGCGTCCTGCATGGTCACGGGCTGGATAACATCCCGGTAAAGGACGACGGGCAGCTTGAACGCTGCATAGCCGGTGATGATGTACACGCTGCCGCTCTGGCAGGTGATCCGAACGGCGTTGCGGCTTTTTGCCTGCCCTTTCAGATAGGCGGTGATCTTCTTCACGTTCAGCCCGGCGGGGGTGCTAGTTGCTCTTTTCATATTGCAAAAACTCCTTTTCGTTTTCGTTCTGTTTTTCGTGCCCGGTGCGCTGCCGGGGTAGTGGGGCGGGGTTGCTTTGCCCGGTGCAGCCCTGCCAAAATATCCGGTTTCGTGGTGGTGGGTCATGCCAGCAGCCCGGCGGCGATGCTTTCAAAGTCCAGCTGTTTCACGGGCGCTTCATCCGGCGCGGCTACGGCGGCGGGGGCCTGCTTTGCGTCCTCTACGGCCTTCCGGGTCTTGCGCCAGGCATCCAGCGCGGCGGCCTGACCCTTGCGGTCGGTTTCGGGGACAGCCAGGAAAGCGGCCTTTGCTTCCCGCTCTGCCTGCTGTGCGGTGCGGAGTGCATCCGGGGCGGGCTGCGCGCTCTTCTGCGGGGCGCTCTTCGTGGCGGCGGGTTTCTTTGCGCTCTTCGGTGCGGCGGGCTTGCTGGCCTTCTTTGCGGCCTTCTTGGTGGGCAGCGGGTCAACGTGCACCAGCTCCGGAAGTTCGTGCCGCTCTTCGGTGATGATGGGGGCCGGGGTGATGGCGGTCTGCTCTGCTGCTGCCTTTGCGGCCTTGCGTTCTGCGGCCAGCTTTTTGTTATACTCCATAATGGCGGCGACAGATCCGAAGCGGCCGGCGGGGGCCTGCTTTGCGTCGTGTACCTGCAAGCAGCTGAACAGGTGCGATTTCGTGGGGTAGAAATGCGGCGCGGGGGCTGCTTCCTTGCCTTCGGCTTCAGCGGCTTCCCGCTGGGCCTTGCTGGGGCGGGTGGTGTACTTCCACAGGTAGCATTCAATCAAATGCGTTTCGCCCTTCTTGACGCTCTTGCCTTCTTTCTTCCAGTGATCGAAGGTGTGCAGCTCTGCCGCTGCAAGGATGATTTCAACGTCTGCGATGGTGGCGGGCTGTTCGTCGCCGTTCTCGTCGGTGATGACTGCGTTTGCAGCCATTGCGGCGATCTGCTCCGGGGTGTGGTGCGCGGTGGCGATGGCGTGCAGGGTGGCGGGGTCCAGCTTCGCGGCTTCGTTCATGATGATCTGATTGTTGGTCATGCCTTTCATGGTTCGTTCTCCTTTGTTCGTGGGTTGATGTTCGGGATGATCTCCCGGCGGCTGCCGGGGTAGTGGGGCGGGGCCGCTTTGTCCGGTGCGGCTCTGCCAGGGCATCCGGTGGGCATTCAGCCCAGAAGCGCGGCCGCGGCATCCTGCCAGGTGGGAAAGCTGTAGAACGTGCGGCGCTCTGCGTTGGTGTTCTCGCTGGTGATTCGTGCGGCGATCCGCTGCCCGGTGCGGGGGTCCCACCCTTCCAGCCGATACCCGGCGGCCTGAAGGCGGCGGGCTGCGGCGTTCTCCTTGCGGTTCCGTTCGCGGATCTGTTCAAGTGTCATCATGGTGCAGGCTCCTTTCAATCTTCGGTGCAGTCGTGGCAAAACAGAGCGTCAACCGCTCTGTCATCTGCGAAGTTGTCCGGGGTGCCGTTGGCATCAACTACCAGTTGCACCCGGTCATAAATCCGCAGATCGGTTTTTTCATCGACGGTAAAAAACCAGTCGTCGCCGTCCAGCGCGTCGGTGCACCAGACCTCAACCGCGCCGTCATCGGTGGCGGTCATGCCCTGCACAATGGCCGGGGCGATGTAGCGGCCCAGGGGGCCGACGGTGTAGGGGCATTGCGCCGCGGCCTTTGGTGCGGTGCCTGCCAGCAGTGCGGCCACCAGTGCGGCGGCGGTGGTGATCTTCTTTGCAGTGTTCAAAAGTTTCATGATCTTTGCTCCTTTGCTTTTTCAGTTGCTCCCGGCGGGCTGCCGGGGTAGTGGGGCGGGGCCGCTTTGTTTGAGCGGTGCGACCCTGCCAGGGCATCCGCTTGACTTTACCGCCTTTCGGTGGTAAACTAACTTACAAGATGCGTTGTGGAAAATTCATCTTGCAAGCCTGTCACCTGCTTTAGTGGGTGGCGGGCTTTTTTGCTGCCTGCTTCTTTTTCCACTCTGCCAGGTAGGCGGCCCAGATCGCTTTTTTCAAAGCGGCGGGGAGTTTGAAAAATTCAATGCTCATGCTGTTCACCTCACTTCCTGCCCCAGACCGGGGCGGCTATGTTACCAGCTTGACACGTTGCGGTGTCGTTCGCTGTGGCTGCATTGTAGCACCGCAACGTGTCATCTGTCAAGCACGTTGCGGTGTTTTCGGCGGTCTGCACAAAAAACACGGTGCGGTGCTGTGAAAATTGCACGTTGCGGTGTCGGCGGAACTGTGCTATATTATATTTATAAAAATAAGCAAGGGGTAATAATATGCCAGTTTCGGAAACAAAAAGACGAAATAACGACAAATACAACGCAAAATGCGACCGCATAACCGTTTGGCCCATAAAAGCAAAAGGCGCAGCAATCCGCGCCGCGGCAAAAGAAAACGGGGAAAGCCTGCAAGGGTATATTTTGGCGGCGGTATATGCCAGAATGGAGCGGGAAGGGAAGCCGCTAGAGATCGACCCGGTGGAATCCGGGGAAGAAGGGGGACTATAGGAGGTTACTGGGGGAGAGTTCTAGCCTGCTAGGTTAAAGCCCTACACCTGCTTCTCACTCCCGTTAGGTGGAGAATCTGACCCCTCCGGCAAACGGCAAAATTGACCCGGATGGAGCACCGCCAGCGCCAGCCGTGACGCTGGAACGCCGCCAGCGGGAACGGTGCCAGCGCTGACCATGCCCACCGGCACCGCCAGCAGATCAGCCCCACCACCGGCACCGGGACGCACCCCGCCGGAACCATTGCCGCCAGTGCAGACCAAAGGCCAGAGCAGCAGCGCACGCCGCGCCGTCTGCCCTGGCCTTTTTCTTTTGCCCATCTTCCCGCCGCTGGCCCTGCTGCCTGCCCGCTGCACCGGATCGCCTGCCGGATCGGTGCGGACCAGTGACGACCCGGCCCGGTCGATGACCCCGCCGGCACCCCGCCGCCGCAGCAGATCACCCCGCCCACCCGCACCACCAGCCAGAAGCAGACCGACACCAACAGCACCGCCAGCGCCGCACCGATGACCCCGCAGCCCACAAGCTGCACAGCCTGCACACCCTGCCAGACCTCACAGCAGCTAGAGGCCCACCGCCAGCACCTACCGACACCGCACCCCGCCAGCCCTGCCGCCCACCTGCCGCAGCAGATCACCCCGCCAACAGCCAAAAACCACCCACCGCAGCACGCCGCCGGAGGGGTCAGATTCTTTACCTGACCGGCATATGGCCTTTGCAGTATAGCCAATAGCTAGGCTATAGCCGCCTTATCTAACCCCCCTGCCCCCTTCCTTCTCCGCCTCGACGGCCTGCCGCTGCTCTGGGCACCGCCCACCGGCGGCCCGGCACCGGCCCGGCCTGCCGTCGCCCCGTCCGGCCCCGCCGCCGGAAAGGTACTGCCCCCCGCCGGCGGGCGCGGTGAGGGTTCGAAAGCCCCAAAATATTTCTAGGTGCAAAAATTTTTGAAGGGGTTCCGCGTTTTGACCCCAGAAAAAGGGTGACGGGTTCAAAAATTTCAGGGCTGCACACCATGGCGGTGACGCCACCGAGATGGCGCATACCATAACACCCCGGCGGCGATCTTGTTGAGGTCAACAAAATCGGGAAAACCATCTTGCCGAGGGCGGCAAAATGGTGCTATGTCATAAACTGTTTACATTTGAAAGCCCGTACCGGCGAAAGATAAGACGTTTTAAGACGGTTTTGGTGGTATAATTGGTACAGTGGAATTATGCGAGAGACCCCATGGCGGAAGCGCCGAGGGGTCTTTTTCATACCCTGCTGCTTACAATCTGTAAGCGACCCGAAGAAAAGCCGCTGGACCGGCGGCGATACTGAATGCTCTGTCTGGATGATTTGCCAGGTGGGGCATTTTTTATTGGAGGAAAAACGAAATGGCAAGGCGAAGCGATGAGCGCGATGCCGCCCGCGCTGAGTACATTGCCCGGATGGAGAAGGACGGAGAAGTGAATCTCCGACAGCTGGCGGATGATCTCCATCTTAAATACGATACAGTCCGCCGCTGGAAAGCAAAGGACGGGTGGGAACAGCCCGCACCCCGGAAGCCCGGCGGTCAACCGGGAAACAAAAACGCCGTGGGCAACCCCGGCGGCGGGGCGCCGGTGGGCAACCTGAACGCGGAAAAGGATGGAGCATACTCCACCATCTTCTTTGACAGGCTGACCGAGGAAGAAAAACGGATCGTAGAGGACGCGCCCCGGAACAGCACCGACCTGACCTCACATGAGATTGGCGTACTGCTGCTCCGGGAAAAGTACATCCTGGACAAAATCAAGGAATACCAGCAGCTGCCGCCTGACCAGCTGATAACATCCAGCGTCACCGATATGCGCGTACCCGGCGGACGGGGCAAACGGAAGCGGGACGGCGCAAACCAGCGGATCGGTATGTACCAGAAGGAGACCCCGGCGCAGCGCATCTTGCAGTTGCAGGAAGCGTTGAACAAGATCCATGGGCGCATCCTGTCGGCGGCAGCCCAGATGCAGAAGAACGAGATGGACAAGCTGCATCTGGAAACCGAACAGCAACGGCTTGACCTGCTGCGGATCCGGGCAACCGGAGAAATACCCGACAAGGACGGTGACGAGGATGCCCCTGTATACGAGTAAGGCTGTCGGCGAATGGCTGGGCATCACTGACCGGCAGGTGCGGAACCTGCGGGATCAAGGAGTATTGTCCGAAGTCCGCCCCGGCGTCTTTGATATGAAAGTCTGCGTTCGGCAGTACCTGAACTTCAAGACCGGCGGCAAAGACGGCCAAGCCCGCCTTGCGGCTGCACGCGCCGAGCGGGAAGAGACACGCGGCAAGATCGAGAAAATGCGGATGGAGGAAGCCCAAGGCGACCTGCACCGCACCGAGGAAGTAGAACGCGCCCTCAAAACCATCTTTGCCAACTTCAAGAACCGGCTGGAAACCATCCCGACCAAGTACGCAAGCACCATGGCGCAGCTGACCGACCCGGCGGAAGCACACGATATTCTGCAAAAAGCCGTACAGGAAGCGCTTGTGGAACTGAGCGACCCGGAAATCGCGCTGGCAGCACCGGAGGAGGAATCCGAAGATGAGCAGGAAGAATAAATGTCGGCACTGCGTCTGGGGCACCCGGCTGAATGAGATCCAGCAGTTCTGCCCGTTCAAGAGCTGCGTCAAGAAAGGCGGCAGCGAATATGGCAATGATCCACCTGGAACCGCAGACGGCGGAGATGTTCAGCCGGGCACTGGGAGCGCTGAAGCCGCCCCCGAACCTGACCCTTAGCCAGTGGGCAGACAACTACCGGCGCTTGTCGGCGGAAGCCTCTGCGGCGCAAGGGCGCTGGAACACGGACAATGCGCCGTTCCAGCGGGAGATCATGAACGCTATCGGAGATGTGCATATCCGCAAGGTGGTAGCCATGATGTGCGCCCAGTCCGGCAAGACGGACGGCCTGATCCTGAACACCATCGGGTATTACATGAGTTACTACCCCGCCCCCATCATGATCGTGCAACCCACCGTGAATCTGGGCGAGAGTTTCAGCAAAGACCGCTTGGCGACCATGATCCGGGACACGCCGGTGCTCCGTGGCCTTGTGGACAACAAGAGCCGCTATTCCGGTAACACGATCATGAAGAAAAACTTTGCCGGTGGGCAGCTGACCATCGTTGGCGCAAATGCCCCGACAGACCTCCGCGGCCGCCCCATCAAGGTGCTGCTGGCGGACGAGGTGGACGCTTACAAGGCAAGCGCTGGCAAAGAGGGCGACCCGGTCATGCTGGCCGAGCAGCGCCAAACGACCTACTGGGATTACAAGACGGTGCTGGTATCCACCCCCACCACAAAAAACAATAGCCGCATTTTGGACGAGTTCAACGCCTCCACACAAGAAGAGTGGACGGTGCCTTGCCCGAACTGCGGCTTTTATCAGCCCTTTGTGTGGGACAACATGGTGTTCGATAAGGACAAGTGGCCGGAGGGCGGTGTGCAATACCGTTGCGCCGAGTGCGGCTGTCTGGACAATGAATACCGCTGGAAGAAGAACAGCCTGCAAGGCAAGTGGCACGCAGAGCACCCGGAACGGGCGGTACGGGGTTTCCACATGAATAAGATTGGCTCGACCCTGTGCGGTTGGGACAAAATCGTGGAGGACTTCATAGCTGCCGATCTGGACGCAAAGCGCGGCGACTACGAGAAGATGCAGGTCTTTGTGAACACCGACCTTGGCTTGCCCTGGGAGGAACCGGGCGAAACGGTGGAAGCCAACAACCTGATGGACCGCCGCGAGTTCTACGAGGCCGAAGTGCCGGATGGCGTGGTGTACCTGACAGCCGGTGTCGATACCCAAGACAACCGTTTCGAGGTCGAAGTGGTGGGCTGGGGCATCGGCAAGGAAAGCTGGGGCATCCGGTATCAGCGCATCTACGGCGACCTGAAACGCGGGCAGGTCTGGGCAGATCTGGACGATTTCCTATCAAAGACTTGGAAAAAGAAGGACGGCACGGAACTGTCCCTGCGGTGCGTCTGCATGGACAGCGGCGGTCACTTCCCGGATCAGGTCATCCGCTTCTGCAAAGAGCGCGAGGAACGGCACATCTGGCCTATCAAAGGCCGCGGCGGTATGGATGTGCCCTACCTGCGCAACCCCACGAAGAACAACCGAGTGGGCGGTGAGCTGTTCACGCTGGGCGTTGATACCGGCAAAAACCATGTTCTTGCCCGGCTGAAAGTGCTTATCAAAGGCCCGAACTACTGCCACTTCCCGGCGGCAGAGGATGCCGGGTATGACGAAAACTATTTCAAGATGCTTACTGCGGAACACAAGGTCACACGCTGGAAGTCTGGCCGCAAGGTGGAGCGGTGGGAACTGAAAGACCCGGCGCAGAAACGTAACGAAGCGTTTGACATTAGAAACTACGCAACGGCGGCGCTGGAAATCAGCAATCCCCCCGGTTTGGAAATTCCCGGAGAGGAAGCGCCCCGCCAGACCGCACCGCGCCAATACCGCAGAAGAAGATCAGGAGGTATCTAAACAATGCCGATCATCTCAAAAGAAGCCGCACAGCGGCACCTTGATATGTGGCTGGAAGCGGAAGCTGCTGTTTCGACAGGACAAAGTTACCAGATCGAGCAGATGATGCTGACCCGTGCCAGCCTGAAACAGATCCGGGAGAGCATCATCTTCTGGGAAAAGAAAGTAGCAGAAGCGGAAGCAGAAGAAAAAGGCCGGGGCAGAAACCGAATCTACCACTTCTCGCCGCATGATGTGTAAGGACGGTGGACTACATGGCAAATATTCTGGATAAAGCCATTGCGGCAATCAGCCCTGAAAAAGGGTATCGCCGCGCTGTGGCACGCGCCGCACTGTCCGTCATGAACAACGGCACCGGCTACGGAAACTACGGAGCAAGCCGCATTTCCCGCGCTATGCGAAGCTGGCACGTTGGCGGCGGCAGCGCAAAAGAGGATATCGAAGATAATCTTGATATTCTGCGCAAACGGAGCCGGGATGCTTATATGGGCATCCCTCTGGCAACGGGTGCCATCAAGACCCTGCGCACCAACGTGGTGGGCAGCGGCCTTGTGCCGACCCCGCAGGTGGATGCGGACTATCTGCACTTGAACGAGGAACAGGCAGACAGATTGCAGGCGCAGATCTCCCGCGAATTTGAACTTTGGGCGGACAGCACCCTTTGCGATGCTGCTGGCATGGATAACTTCTGGCGGTTGCAGACGCTGGCGTTCACCAGTTTCCTGATGAACGGCGATGTGTTTGCGGTGGTGCAGTTCGACGAACATCCGCACTGGCCGTATGCTCTGCGGCTGCGCCTGATCGAGGCTGATCTGATTTGCAGCCCTGACCGCACGGACATAATGGCACCCTGCACGATAGACAAGCATGACGTGTTCCAGATCGTGCAGGGCGTGGAAACGAACCGGGACGGCGCGGTGGTGGCGTACTGGATAGCAAGTCGGCATCCGCTGGCTTACGACAGCACGGTGCCGCTGACATGGACGCGGGTAGAAGCCCGCGACCCCGAAACGGGAGAGCCGAACATTCTGTGCGTCACACAGAGGGAGCGTGCCGGGCAGCGGCGCGGCGTGCCCTTGCTGGCTCCGGTGCTGCCCACGCTGAAACAGATGGGCAGATACACAGAAGCAGAGCTGGCGGCGGCTATCGTGGCATCGTCCATCACGCTGTTTATCAAGCATGAAAACCCGACCAGTCAGGCACCGTTCGGCGAGGAACCGGCGGATAAGGCGGAGGACCCGAACACCCCGCCCGATGAACTGGGCATCGACCTTGCACCGAGCGCGGTGTTCGACCTTGCACCGGGAGAGGATACGAGCGTATTCGACCCGAAGCACCCGACTACGACCTTTGACGGCTTCATGTCGGCCATGTCCAATCAGGTAGCGACCGGCGTAGAGATCCCAAGTGAGGTGCTTTACAAGAAATTCAGTTCCAACTACTCTGCAAGCCGCGGCGCACTGAACGAGTTCTGGCGCACCTGCGGTGTGCTGCGGGATAGCTTTGCGGCGGACTTCTGCCAGCCTGCCTACGAGAAGTGGTTTGCCGAGGCAGTAGCCCGTGGGCGCATCAATGCACCCGGCTTCTTTGACGACCCGGCTGTGGCGAAAGCTTACATGGGCTGCACATGGAACGGTCCTGCGCGCACCAATCTGGATGCCAAGAAAGAGATCGAGGCGGCGATTCTGCGCGTTCAGCAGGGCATCAGCACCAATGAGCAGGAAACTGCACAGATGACCGGCGGAAGCTGGCGGGCAAACGTTCGGCAGCGCAAGAGCGAAATGGAAAAAATGAAGGAGGCAGGGCTAAATGAGCAAACCCAATTCCCAGACGAACCAGAAGATGACAAATGATAAGTTTTGGCAGTTCCGCAATCTGGCCGGTGATGACCAGAAAGCGGAACTGTTGCTTTACGGCGATATTTCCGAGCGCAGCTGGTGGGAAGATGCCGCGACCCCGAAACGGTTTGCGGATGACCTTGCCGCCCTGGGCGACGTGAAGGAAATCACTGTGTACATCAACTCCGGCGGTGGTGATGTGTTTGCGGCGCAGGCAATCGGCAATATGCTGGAACGCAATGCAGCCACCGTGACCGCCCACATCGACGGCCTGTGCGCCAGCGCAGCAACCATTGTTGCCTGCCACGCAGACAAGGTGGTGGCGGCGGCGGACGGCAGCTACATGGTGCATCCGGTCAGCATGGGCGTCTGCGATTACCTGACCGCAGAAGATCTCAACAACTGCCTGAAAGCGCTGGAAACCATCCGCAGCAGCATCATCACTCTGTATGCCAAGAAGTCCGGTAAGACCGAGGACGAATGCGCCAAGTGGATGGATGAAACGAATTGGTGGACGGCAACGGAAGCCAAGGAGAAGGGCTTTGTGGACGAGGTGGACGACGAAGCAGACGATTCTGTTGTGGAGAACCGCAACGGCATCCTGTTCGTCAACAGCATCAGCATGAACACCCCGTTCAACAAAGCACCGAACTTTGTCAGAAGCCGGGTGGTGGATAAGACCGCGGCCCAGCCTGAAAATACACCCCCGGCGGATCAGCCGGGGAACAAAACCCATGGGGAGGTAACAGACATGGACATTAAGGACATCAAGACCGTGGATGATCTCCGCAAGGCGTGCCCGGATATGGTAGCCAAGATCGAGGCCGAGGCTATCAATGCCGAGCGCACCCGCATTCAGGAGATCGAAAACGCCACTCTGCCCGGCGCGGAGGATGAAGCAAATGAGGCGAAGTTTGTGAAGCCCATTGATTCCGCATCCTTTGCGAAGGCCGTCATTGCCAGTATGAAGGCAAAGCAGCAGAAGCAGAGCAAGGATTATCTGGACAAGGTAAAGGCCAACGCCCAGACTTCCGGCGCGAACAACATCACCAATCCGCCGCCCGCTGACCCGGATCCGAAGGACGCGGAAGCAAACGCTTTCCTGGCCGCGATTCGCAAGGCAAACGGTGTGAAGTAAGGAGGAAAGAACCATGAGCATGGATCTTGCAAGAAAAGATTTCAGCACCGCGCCGAAGCATTTCATTGCTGGCGTGGACATTGGTATCGCAAAGGCAACCAAGACCGCAAGCGAAGCTGTGGAGGCACACGCCCCCGTGCTGATTGCAGACGGCAAGGTGAAGCCTATTGCGGCACCGGCAAGCGCAGGCACGGCAGTCCTGACCGGCCTGTACGGCATTACTGCTGACAGCGCAGACGCAAACAAGGAAGTGCCGGTCTATCTGACCGGCGAGTTCTTTGCTGACGGTCTGGTGCTGCCCAATAACGTGAGCGTGGACGACGTTGAAGTTCCTCTGCGCAATCTGGGCATTTTCCTGAAGTGATAGGAGGAAACAAAAAAATGGCAAACGAAATCAACATTTATGAGCCGCGGTATCTGGCCGAGGCTGTGCGCACCGCACCCCCGATCCGCACCTTCCTGCGTGATCGGTTCTTCTCCAACGTAAAGACGTTCTCCACCGAGCGCGTTGACATTGATATCGTCAAGGGCAACCGCAAGATGGCCGCTTTCGTCCATCCCATGGTCGGCGGAGAGATCGTGCAGAACGAGGGCTACGAAACCAAATCCTATGCCCCGCCCCTTATCAACCCGGCAACCGTCACCACCGCAGACCTGTTCATGAAGCGCCTGCCCGGTGAGGATATCTACTCCGGCCGCACCCCTGCTGACCGCGCAGCGGAAAAGCTGGCTGAGGAATACAACAAGCTGAACGACATGACCACCCGCCGCGAAGAGTGGATGGCAGCGCAGGTACTTACCACCGGTCAGCTGAAGGTGAAGGGCAAGGGCGTGGATGAAGTCATCGACTTTGGCTTCACCAACAAGATCAATCTGGAAGGCACGAAGCAGTGGGGCAAGTCTGCTGCCGATACTCTGGGCAATCTGCGCGAATGGAAGCAGCGGGTGAGCCGCAACGGCTTTGCGAATGCAGATATGGTCATTATGGGCAAGAAGGCCTCCGACACCTTTATGGCAGACAGCAAGGTTCTGGATCTGATGGACAAGCGCCGGTTTGACATTGGTGCTATGGCACCCAAGGAGCTGGAAGGCGGCCTGACCTACTACGGCCACCTGAACCTGCCCGGCGTGGACATCTACGGCTATGACGAAGTGTATCTGGACGAGGAAACCGGCGAGACCAAGCCCCTGATCCAGGATAACGTGGTGCTGATGATCCCCAGCAACGCAAACTTCATGCGTGCCTACGGCCTGTGCACCTATCTGGATGATGACAAGGTGTGGCACACTGCCGAGACCACCCGCCTGCTGCGTGCTTATGTGGAGCACCGTCCCGACCGCCGCTTCCTGGAACTGCAGACCCACCCGCTGCTGATCCCCGACAAGGTGGATAGCTGGCTGGTTGCTACCGTCTGCTGATGCGGGAAGGAGCACGGATATGCTGGACGTTGACCAGAACTACGGCACACCGGAAACCCCGAAACCGTTTCCTACGTTCAAAGACTGCGTTGCACAGGATGTGCAGAACGTAATCTTCAACCCGAATGAGTTTGCGGAAGAACGGTACATAGATGATAAGCTGATGCTCTGCATCACACAGCACCCCGGCGTACTTGAACGCCCGGCGCACTGGGAAGGCGGAGCAAAGCAGTCCTTTGACCAGGGAATGTACAAGGCCGACCTGCTGCTTTTTGTGAAGCAGAAAGACTACGGCCCCATGCCGAAAAGCGGCAAGCAGATCACCTTGGACAAGAAACGGATCTACAACATCAAATCCTGCTCCCTGAAAGCGGGTATGTATCGCATGGAACTGGAAAGGGTGAGGTAAGTTGGCGTACTTCCATACCAACTATGACGCTTCCAGTCTGACGGTCTCCGTTGATGACGCGGAAGTGACCCGCGCTCTTGGCGTACTGGGGAACAAAACCCCGGCGGCGTTGAAGGTGGCCGTAAACACCACGGCACGGCAGACGCGCAAGCTGATGCTGACCGAAGTGAAGAAGCGCTACGACCTGAATGCAGCGGGCAGACGCATGATCGAAGATCTGCGCCAGCGCCAGAAGGCCACCAACCGGCGGCCTACCGCTATCCTTGCCATTATGAAGAACGACCCCGGCGCATTCCGGGCAGACCTGGGCTATTTCAGAACCAGCCCCACAAAGCCCTTCATGGGTCCGTCTGTCCGCAATGCGCCGCCCGTTTTTCGGGCGCACGTCCTGAAAAGCAGTCCGATGATTGCTCTGGGAGGAACAAGCGATAAGAGCAAGGGCTTCTTGGTGCAGTTCAAGTCGAAGCATATCGGCATGGTACAACGTCAACTCGGAGTACCTGCGGATAAGGACTACACGGAGAACGGCAAGAAACGCTGGAAGCCGAACGAGAGGCTGGCAACACTGTCCAGTCCTTCCGGCTCCGCAATGCACCATACCGTGTGGGAGATGCAGGAACAGACCGTAGAACAGATGCTGCAGGACAACACCGAACGGCGCGTCCGGCAACTGATCGCCAGTGCAAAACGAAAGGGTGTGATCTGATATGGCCGAAAAAATCACCGGCTATACCAGCGAAATGTGCCAACAGGCCATGATTGACGAGCTGAAGGAACTGTTCCGGGATATGAAGTTCAAGGGACAGGAGAGCGAAAAGTCGCTGAAGATCTTCAAGCAGTTTATCCCGTCCCCGACCGATGATGACGACGATGTGGATACCAATAGATCCAACTTCCCGTGCATCATCGTATCAAGAACGAGCGGCGAGGTAGTGAACGAAAAGGATCCGCAATTGGTCCTTTTGCAGCTTATCATCTGCTGTTATGACCCGGAAACAGACCGGCAGGGATATGAGGACACCGGAAACATCATCGAAGCCATCATGCAGCACTTCAAGCGGAAGCCTGTGTTTGGCGAGGCTTTCAAAGTGGGATATCCCCGCAAATGGGAGCTTTCGGATGATGACATGGACTTCTACTACTGGGGCATCGTCAACCTGATCTGCGAAACTCCCAACACCCTGAAAAACGAAGAAGTGGAGGCTTTGATATGAGCATCGAAAAGACCGAAAAGAAAACCGAGGCTGTGAAAGAAGCGCAGCTTGTGACGGAAACCACCGGCGCTGCGGCGTACTGTGGGCCGACCGTCAAGGGCATTGCCCCGCAGTACACCGTATTCGTGGATGGCCTGCCCGAAAAGCTGAAAGAAAAAGTGGAGCAGGTGCCGTTCCTGAAGGCGCTGATCGTTCCGCTGGACAAGCTCGCAGAAATGCGCGTGAAGATCGAACAGGACGGCACCAGAGAGAACATTCTCTACAAGAAGGCCGCCGACCTGATGAAGTAAGGAGGATATGACAAATGGCTATTTCTCATGGTTTTAACAAAACCGAGGCCGAAACCAGCGTTTCCGCGCCGGTATCGGTCAACTCTGGCCTTCAGGTCATCGTGGGCACCGCCCCGGTCAACCTGCTGGCTGACCCCACGGCAGCGGTAAACACTCCGCTGCTGGCGAACACCTTCAAGGAGGCGGCCACCGCAGTTGGCTACTCTGACGATTTCGCAAAGTATACCCTGTGCGATGCGATCAGCGCCAGCTTTCAGGTGATGGGCGTTGCTCCCGTCGTCCTGATTAACGTTCTGGACCCTGCAAAGCACACCACGGAGATGAAAACCAAGAGCGTGCAGGTGAATGATGGCGTTGCAAAGATCGAGGAAACCGGCATCCTGCTGGGCGCTCTGGTGGTGAAGAAGGAAACCACTGCACTGGTGGCAAATGAGGACTACACCGCCAGTTTCAACGATGACGGCACCGTGAACATTGCGCTGGTTACTGGTGGTAAGGGCGATGGCGCTACCACGCTGACCGTGACTGGCTCCATTCTGGATCCTACCAAGGTGACGGCGGCTGATATTGTCGGCGGCGTGAGCGCTTCCACTGGCGCGGAAACCGGTCTGGAAGTCGTGCGTCAGGTGTTCCCGAAGCTGGGCATGGTGCCCGGCATCATTCTGGCACCCCGCTTCTCCAAGGATCCTCTGGTATGCGCTGCCATGCAGGCTAAGTGCCGCAAGATCAATGGCGTGTTCGATGCAGTGTGCTACATTGACATCGACAGCAGCGCCACCGGCGCAAAGAAGTACACCGATGTGGCCGGGCAGAAGGCGAAGCAGGGCGCTACCTCCCGCGAGGCATACGCCCTGTGGCTGTATGGCAAGATCGGCACCGCAATTTACAGCGGCAGTGCTCTGGCGGCAGCAGCCACCGTGTACAACGACAGTCTGTACAACGACTGCCCGAACGCCAGCCCGTCCAACGTGAGCGTGCCAATCTCCGCAGCTTGCCTGGAAGATGGCACGGAGGTGCTGATGGATCAGGAGCAGGGCAACGTCCTGAACGAGCAGGGCGTGGCAACCTTCATCCGCTCCGGCGACTTTGTGGTCTGGGGCAATGAGACCTGCTGCTACCCGAAGAACACCGACCCGAAGGACGCTTTCCTCTGCGTCCGCCGCTTCTTCAACCATACCTGGACGAAGTTTGTTCTGAGCAACCAGAGCAAGCTGGACAAGCCCATGAACAAGAAGCGCCTGCAGTCCATCATCGACAGCGAGAACATGAAGGGCAGCGTGTATGTTTCTACCGAGGTCTGCGCCAGCTACAGCATGAAGGCGGACCCTGACCGTAACACCGCCGCAGAACTGGTGGCAGGCCATTACAGCTTCTACCAGTATTGCACTCCCTTCCCGCCGTTCAAGCAGATCAACAACACCATGGAGTACGAGGCCGGCGCACTGGCTTCTGCCCTGTCTCTGTAAGGTCAAGGAGGATGAACTATGGCTCTGAATATTTCCAGTGATCTGGTTCCCCAGGTCATCAATGACTACAACGCCTACACCGAGGATGATCTTCTGATCGGTCTGGCAGATGAAGTTACCCTGCCCAAGATCAAGAACAAGACCACGACCGTGAACGGCATGGGCATTGCGGGCGATGTGGATTCTCCCGTACCCGGCCAGTTTGAGAGCATGGAGGCTACGCTGAACTGGAACACCATGTACAGCTACGCCACCAAGATGATGAACCCCAACAAGAACATCCAGATCACCCTGCGTGCTGCTATGCAGAACGACAACAAGAACGGCGGCTACACCTACAAGGGTCTGCGCGTCGTCCTGGGCGGTCGCCCCAAGGAGCTGGATCCCGGCAAGCTGAAGCGCGCCGACACCATGAGCAGCACCACCACGCTGGAAGTGACCCGTTATCTGATGGAGGTTGACGGCCAGACCGTCATTGACATCGACAAGTTTGCAGGCCGCTACTATGTGGATGGCGAGGATATGCGTGCCGAGATCAACGCTCTGATCTAAAGCCTGATACATGATGAAGTCAGCCGTCCCAAGGGTGGGGCGGCTGATTCTTTTTAACGCGAAAGGAAACAACGATGGAGAATATCGTGAAGTTCGACAAGCCCTACAAGTTTGAGGGCAAGGAGTACGACAGTCTGGATCTGTCCGGCATGGCGAAGATGACCGTGCAGAATCTTGTTGATGTGCAGAAGAAACTTTCTGGTGAACTGGCTGCTCTGGCCGCAATGGAGGCTACCACCTCTTTCGCGCAGGAAATGGCCGTCAAGGCAACCGGCAAGCCTGTGGAGTTTTTCAAACTCATGCCCCGCGGCAAGATCAAACTGGTGCAGACCGCAGTGCTGAAGGCGATGGACAACAGCCAGAAGGCCGATGAAGTCAAGGCACAGCTGAAATCTCATGCCTTGAAATTCGCCGCACCCTACACCTACGAGGGCAACGAGAAAGACGAACTGAAAGGCCAGACCTTTGAAGGCATCGACCTGTCCGGCGTGGGCGAACTGAACACCATGAGCGAATCGACGGCGGAAAACCGTCTGGTGGCTGCTGGTTTTAACACGGTGAACACTGGCCGCAATTACCTGTACTGCTGCATCATCGCCAGCATGGGCACCGGCTATCCGGTGGATTTCTTTGCTGGCCTGCCGCTGTGCGAGGCGGTAAAGCTGCGCGACGCTGTGGACGCTGATTTTTTCGAGTAAAGGGCGGGGCGAAAGGACTTAGGAAAGCGGCTATCCAGCTGTCCATTGCCACGCACTCCAACATGACCGATTTGCTGCACCTGCCACGGCGGGAACTGGTAAATCTGTGTAACGAGGTGTCGGACGTATGGCGGGAAATGGAGCATTAGATCTTAGTATCCGCATCATGGGCAAAGTGGATCCATCCCTGGCGAAAACGATAAGTCGGGTGAAGGGTCTGACTGGCTCGTTGGCGGGAGAGATGCGAGGCGTAAACTCCCTGGCATCTACGGTCACAAATGTGCTGGGCGTGGTCGGCAAAGCCGGCCTTGCACTTGGCGCAACGTTGACAGGCGCTGTCGCCGCAGGCATTCAGAAAACCACAAACGAGGCCGTAAAACTGGAAGCACAGATGGCACCGGTCATGCGTTATGTGGACGGCCTTGCGGACAGTTCGGGAAAAGCGTCCGACCAGATGTCCGAAAATGGAAAGACCTATGCGCAAAACTATGCCGATATGGAGAACTACATCCAGCGGCTTAGCATGGAGATTCCGAGAACCACGGAACAACTTTCCACCATGAGCGCGGCTCTGGGTCAGTCTGGTAAGGGCGTTGACGAACAGACCACAAGCGGCATCCTGCGCGACACAGCTGTGGCTGCTACGGCTATGGATCTGGAAGACCGGACGGCCGGTGACTATATGGCCAAGTGGGAGGTTTCGTTCACAAAAAAGGACGAGAACGGCAACAAGGTCAATTACAGCCACGATGACGTTATGCGCCTGATGAACCAGATCAACTACCTGGGTGCAAACAATGCGACGACTGCCGCAGAAATCGCATCCAGCGTGAACAAATCGGCTTCTGTCGGCCAGCTGGCCGGTGTGGATCCATCGACTACGGCGGCCATTGCTACGGCAATGCAGGCTACCGGCGTTGACACGGAACGCACTGGCACTACGATTTCCAGAATCTACACCAACATCTCAAAGGGCGATAGCGCAACCAAGGCCCAAAAGGAGATGTGGGCAACGCTGGGATTCTCGGCATCTGGTGTGGCAAAGTCGATGCAAGAGGACGGAACAGGGACGCTGCAGAAAGTCTTTGCGGCTATCAATCAGCTGCCGGACGAAAAGAAGCTGGCCACACTGAACGTTCTGTTTAACCAGTGGGCGGTGGAAGGCGCAGCGAAGGTTACGAATAATCTTGATCTGCTGGAAAAAACGCTTTCTGAAGTGAGCGATGCAAACTACGACAACTACAAAAACAGTATGGAGCGTGAGTTTGCTATCAACAGCGGGACGCAGGAAAGCCTTGACATCATGCGCACCAATGCCAGAACGGTTCTGATGCAGGACGTTGGTGAGGCTTTCTTGCCCGCCCAAAAGGAACTGACACGGATCCAGCTGGACTTCTACAAGGAGATCGACGAAAGCCTACCAGACTTGTCCAACCTGGTAACGTCGGTACTGCCGCTGCTACGCAATGCAGTGAACGGAATCGGGGACGCCGCAAAGGCGGCGCTGCCGTGGATACAGAAAGGCATCGACTACACAGCAGAGCATGGGCCGGAAGTGGCAGGAGCCATTACGGCCATTGTTGCGGCGCTGGGAGCCATGAGCCTTGCGCCCACGGCATACAGCGCCGGAACCTCCCTGATGAACACGGTTGGCAACATCGTGATCGGCGGAAAGCCCAGCGGTGCCCCCGGCGGAACATTCGGCGGCATCACCGTCCGCAACCTGCTGGGTGCACTGACACCCACGAGCCTGATTCAAAAGGCAGTGGGCGGCGCGGTGTTCGCAAAGTCGAACGCTGGGATGTTTATGGAGAACGCAAAGTACGGCGTTCAGATGACCGGCATCGGAGCACAGCAGCCAACAACGCGCCTGGGTAAAATCGAGCAGACGTTGGATGGCGCTGGCGTTGGCATCTGGGCAACGCTGAAAAATTTCAAGGGGCTGCGCAGCGGAACCAAGAAGGGACAGACCAGCTTTGTAAATGACGTTCTGGAAGCCAGCACGAACGGCGGCCTGCTGGGCGTGTTGAAAAACTCCGGCCCCGGAAAGTACGTCACGGGCGTAGGCAGCGCTATAAGCGCACTGGGCAACACGGCCATCGGTAGCGGATTCGTAAAGGCGGGTGGCGTTGCAAAGCAGATCCTGTCCGGCATAGCGGGACCGCAGGGCATCGACTTCCCCGGCATCTTTGCCGGCATGAAGTCCTTTGGCGGAGCAACCTTGTCTACGATGGGCGGGCTTGGAAAGTCTGCACTCGGAAATGCCGGAAAAGCTGGCGTTGGGCTGCTTGCAAAAATGAACTTTGCAAATGGCACTGGCGTTGGACGTACGATCTGGCGGATGGCAAACAGCACGGCCGGCATGAACGGCCAGGATGCTCTTGCGCAGATGGGGTACATCTTTAGCCAAACGAAAGGCCCCGCAATTTTGGCGAATGCCAAAAACAAGGTGGTCGGCGGCGCAACAAAACTGGCCGGTGGAGCGATCGGCACGGTCAAAAACGTGGGCCAGTTCGCAGGCGCGGGGCTAAATGTGCTGGGGTCTACCGTAGGCCCGGTGGCATCGAAACTGGGCAGCGGCTTCATGTCGTTGCTTGGTATGTTCGGCCCGGCCATCACCAGTCTGGGCACGATGGTTGCCGTGGTTTCCATACTGGGAGATCACTTTGAGGATGTCCGCAACATTGTCGGCATGGTATTTGGTGAAGGCGGCCTTGCCGTATTCGACAAGTTTACCGGCAAGATCGCGGGTATCGGAGACCTCGCAAAGCAGGTGTTTGGTCAACTCTCCACCCCGGAGGGCTTGCAGAGCATTCAGGAAAAGCTATCCGGTTTCAGCATCGGAGGGCTGAACCTTGGCGATGTATTCGGAGCAATGACCCCGGCTATCCAGACGGTCATGCCGCTGGTCCAGTCCTTTGCCGGTGTGTTCTCCCAGATCGTGGATCTGGGAGTGAACCACATAAAGCCGGTGCTGACGGAGATATTCGGGTTTGTTGTCAACGAGGGAATCCCGGCGGTCATGCCGCTGCTGTCCACGGTGGTAAGCCTGGTGGGCACTACGCTGGTCAATGCCATCAAGGTGGCGGTAGACGTTGTGGGCAAGGTGCTGCCGGTGGTGGAGCCAGTGATCTTGGGCGTTATCGGATTTTTGAAGCAGATAGCTACCGTTGGTGTGAAGGCGGTCAACTTCATCATCGGAGCGCTGAACAAGATCCAGCTTAAAATCCCGGAAACACTGTTCGGCATCCCCGTCCCGGTCATCGGCGGCAAGTCTTTCGGCTTTGCCCTCTCACCCGTGTCCGTACCGGCGTTTGCAAACGGCGGCATGACGAATGGACCGTCCATCGCTGGTGAGGCTGGCACGGAAGCGGTCATCAGCTTCCGGCGCGGTGTCCGGGAGAAGAACGTGGATACATGGCTGACGGCTGGCAAGATGCTGGGCGTTGGTCTGGGCGACCTGCTGGAACTGCCCGGCAGAAAGCCGAAGATGTTTGCCGATGGCGGCTTTACGGACGAAGGCACAAACCTGATCGACTTCCGCAAGGCACAGCGGCAGCAGCGGTTTAACCAGATCGCACAGAGTTTTGGCACTATGTTCCCGTCCGTTGCGGCGGGCATGGCGTTAGGTTCTGACGCCGGTGTGGCGTTCAGCCGCGTAACGGAGTTTGCAAACTATGCGGTGGATGGCTTGGAAGCACTGGCAGCCGTGCAGGCTCCTGCCGTGACGGACGACCAGAGCAAGATCGTCCAGAACGTGAATACCGGAATCGGCAAGGTGGTCACTGGTGCCCAGACCATCCTTGCAAATGAAAATGCTCAGAAGGTCATCCAGTTCATCCGGGGAGCGGACGTAGAGAAAGCGCAGCTTGAATATGCCGCAAACCCAGACCACTACGACCTGAGCAACGTAGACTTCTTCCCGACAGTCTACGGCACGGGCACGACGGAGCAGGATCTTTCCATGCTGGCAGACCTGCAGGCGTCCCGGCAGAACGTGGTGGAACTGCCGTCCATCGGTGGCGGTGGCACCTCTGGCGGAAACTCCGGCGGCTCTGGCGGAAACTCCGGCGGCTCTGGCGGTGGCGGGAGCGCAAGCTACCAGCGCACCTACACCAGCAGCTCCGGCAACACCTACGTCTATGCACCGAACTTCACAGTCTATGGCGGCATGAGCGCGGACGAACTCCGCGAACTGCTGGATGAAGGCTATGAGAAGTTCTGCGAGTACATGGAACAGTACGAACATGAAACGAGGCGCAAGAACTATGGCACTTGATTACACAACGAAGTCCGGCGACACATGGGACCTGATTGCGCTGAACGTGTACGGCAGTGAGCTGAAAGCCGACTGGCTGATGCAGAACAATCCTGAACTGATCCACATCGTCCGGTTCGATTCCGGCACTGTGCTGTCAACACCTGAACTGCCTGAAGAAAAGAGCGGCGACCTGCCGCCCTGGAAAGCAGGTGCGTGATGGTACTGACAGCAGTGAGACCCAAAGGCCGTGAGGCGGCGATCCGGCTGAAATACGAAAAAACCGATATTACAGCCCGGATCGAGAATGATGTGGAGAGTTTCCATTACACGGATGTGGCTGCATCCCAGAGCGACAGCATGAGCATTACCATCAACGCCCGCAACAGCAAGTGGAAGAACGCATGGATGCCGGAGAAGGGCGTAAAGCTCTATCCGACCATCGTAGTCAAAAACTGGGGAATCGGCGGTATCGGAAACTACAACCGCGATTACAGCGCCGAGTGCGGCGCGTTCGTGCTGGATGATCTCGATTTTTCCGGCGCACCGGACAAGCTGACTATGGGCGGCGTGGCGAAACCGAACGACAGCAGCTTCAGCGAGAGAAACCGTACATTCACATGGAAGAAAACCAGCGTGAAGAAAATTGCAGAAGCCATTGCAGGACGGTACAAGCTGGAACTGAAGTTTGAAGGCGACGACCACGACATTGATGCAAAGGAGCAGGACGCTACGGACAGCGCGTTTCTGCAAGACCTGTGCAAAGATTACGGCCTGGTCATCAAGGTCTACGCATCGAAGCTGTGGGTGTATGACCGGGAAAAGTACAAGGAAAAAGCGGCGGCCTGGACGGTATACGAAGAGGCGCAGCCGCTGAATCCGAATGCCCTGTGCATCGAACCGGGTAGTTTTAAGTGGAACACCAAACTGACCGGGACGTACACGGGCGGCGTGTATACCTACACCAACAAAAAGAAAAAGATCAACATCAACGTCAAGGTGGGCACGGAAGAACGTCAACTTAAACTCACCAGTAAGGTGAACAGTGAAGCGGATGCGAAGGCAAAGCTGGTGGCGGCCATCAAGAACGCCAACCACGGCGCAACGACCATCAGCTTCACGATTCCGGGCTACCCGGCGGGCGCATCGGCGCAGTGCATCAATCTGGTGGGCTACGGCAAAATGGCGGGAAAATACTTCATCGACGAGATGGAGCACACCTTCTCGCCGTCCAGCGGTTACAAAACGCAGGTCAAGGCCAGCAAAGTAGAAAAGGGGGATTTCACATGAGCAGCGAAGTGCGGCTTGGAAATGTAAGTTCCATTGACTACGAAAATGGTCTGTGCGAAGTAACGTACCCTGACCGGGACGATACCGTAACGGAAATGGTGCCGATGCTCTCAAACCGGGAATATCGGATGCCGGAAGTGGACGATCTGGTAGTAGTGCTGCATCCGGGCGATAGCCCGGAGGACGCCGTGGTGCTGGGAACGATCTGGAACGAGAAAATCAAACCTGTCAAGGGCAAAAAGAAAGTATTCCGCAAGGAATACTGCAACGAGGATGGAAAGGCGTACCGGGAGTTCGACGCAAACACAAAGGAACTGCTGGACTTTGTGGACGGGAAGAAGATCCTGAAAGCCAAGAGCCTGGAAGTCAAGGTTGGCGGCACTACCGTGACCATCAGCGAAAGCGGAAGCGTGAAGGTGGATTCCCCGGCGGGCATCGAGATCAAGGCATCTGGCGAGTTGAAGTTAAGCGCAACGACGCTGACGGCCAGCGCGGCCACGGTGAATATCACGGGCGGCGGCGGGGATGTGACAGTTTCCGGGAAGTCGCTCGTGAAGCACACGCACAACGGCAACCTCGGAAAACCGACCACTCCGCCGCTGTAAGGAGGCACAGGAATGTATGTAGGAGTTTTTGGCGATGTGATCTTTTCCGTAGGCCATCTGCGGACGCTCACCCCATCCAACTTCAAAGGGAAAATCGGTGCGAACTGGGCCGAGCATGAAGTGCTGAAAGGCAAAGCAAAGCCGGAGTTCCTTAACCCAAAGCTGCGGGAATACACATTCGACATTCTGCTTGATTCCAGCCTTGGCGTAAATCCAAGCAGGATGAAGAATCGGCTGGCAGAAATGGTGGAAAGCGGAGAACTGCATTACCTGATTATCGGGTTTGCGCCGGTTTCCAAGAACCGCTTCCGCGTGACCGATGTAAGCGAAGCTTGGAACGTTGTGTTGAAACATGGACTGCTGACGCAGTGCATGGTGAGCCTGACCGTAAAGGAGTACACATGATCGACATAAGCAGTACGATGCTGGAACTGTCTAACGACAGGGCGACGCAGGAAGAAGCACAGGACGTTGCACGCTGTCTCCGCACGCTGTACTGCACCCCTGTGGGCAGCTTGGAAGGCGACCGCTTGCTTGGCATAGATCCGGGCGTGTTCCTGGACAAGCCGATTGCGGTGGCAAAGGGTCTTTATGTGGCAGAGATCACGGAAAAGACCGCAGCCTTTGAGCCGCGGGCACGGGTGGTGCGTGTGGACTGGGTGGAGGATGATGCGCTGCACGGAGCAGTGACCCCGAAGGTGGTGTACGAACTTGTCTAAGATCAAAGAATTTGAAAACATCCCCGATATCAGCGTTGATGGCGGGGAAACTCTGGAAGAAGCGACAGCTGAGTGCAAAGCCTTGTTTGAGAAATACAACATGGAACTGTACAACGGCGAAGTGTCGCTGGCACAGTGCGCAGAAGCGCGGATGGTGCTGCTGGTGCTGGCTTATCGTTCTCACCATACGATAGAGTACAGCACGGCTTGCCTGAAAGCGGAGCTGCTGCCGACAAGCACCGGGCCGAACCTGGACAACCTTGCACCCATGGTGGGCGTGGAGCGCATAGAGGCGGGCAAGGCAACGGCAGTAGTGCGGTTTACGCTGTCTGCGGTGAGGGTCAGCGCAACCAGCATCCCGGAGGGCACGCAGGTGCGCACCGGGGAAAAGCAGTATTTCAAGACCACGAAGTACGCGGAGATCCCGGCGGGCGAGATGTCGGTGGATGTGGAGGTGCTGGCGGACGAGGCAGGCAGCGGGAGCGATGGCATTATTGTCGGAGAGATCAACACGCTGGTTGACCCCATTCCCTATATTGCCTCCGCCCAGAACACATCAACCAGCACCGGCGGAACGGATAAGGAAGGCGACGATTCTTTCACCAGGCGCATCCACTACGCCCCGTCTATCTTCTCCATTGCGGGACCGGCAGATGCCTATGAGTATTTCGCAGAAAGCTGGCGCACCGACGTATCCGGCACCAAGATCATCTGTGAGGAAGGATACACAATCCACATCTACTTCCTGATGGATGGAGGACGGCTGCCGACAGAGGAAGAATGCCGGGGTATGGAGGACTATTTCACCACGGTAAAGAAGCCGATGGGCGATCTGGTGCTCTGCCATGCCCCGCAGGAAGTGCCGTATGACATCAACCTCACCTACTACATCGCGTCCAGCAACACCAAGAGCGCCGTAACCATTCAGGAGAATGTGGAAAAGGCGGTGCAGGCGTATGAAACATGGCAGAGGAAGATCGGCAGAGACATCGACCCGGCGGAACTTATCATGCGGGTGCGGGAAGCCGGGGCAAAGCGTCCGAAACTGACGGGGCCTGTTGACACCAAGGTGACGGAAACGCAGGTGGCGAAGCTGAACAGCAAAAAGATCACCTACGGAGGTATCGAGGATGACTGATCTGTGGGGAACCGGACTGATTGAGGGCTTGCCCCCGGCGGTTGCGGATGAACCGTGGGTCCGCATCATGGATAAGGTGTACCGCGAACGGCACCGGCGGGAAATGGAAGCGGCAGAGCTGATCCATATCTACACACAGATTGATTCACAGCCGGAAGAAATTCTGGATGTGCTGGCCGTGCAGTTCAAGGTGGACTGGTACGATTCCAATTATCCGCTGGAAGCCAAGCGCAGCATCATCAAGACGGCGCTGGAAGTCCGGCGCTACTACGGCACGGACTGGGCGACCCTGAAAGCAATATCCGCAATCTATCCCCGGTCGGAGATAGAACAGTGGTACGACTACGGCGGTACACCCGGTCATTTCCGCGTGATCTGCTCTGTGGACGGAGCGCTCATTCCGGTGAAGCGCCGGGAGATCCGGCGAAGCGTGAACATCTACAAACGCATGACCGCCCATCTGGACAGCCTTTACCTGCAAGTGCAGGCAGGGATTGAGATAGAATGCGAGTTTTCCTCGCTGGTCTACCGGGTGCCCTATGCAAGTGAGACGATGTATGCCGGCACATGGCCGAGAACAACGACCCATGCGGGCATTGCAGATGGAGAACTTGAAGTGGAAACGGAAGGAAGCGCAAATGCGTTCCGGGTGGAAACGGCGGGCACGATCCCGTACCGGACGACCCATGCCGGAATCATGGATGCAGATCTGAACGTGGAAACGGAAAACACCGCGGCGATGTTGGAAACGCCCTACACCAGCGAAAACCTGCAGGCGGGCACATGGCCGAAGAACACGACCAAGGCGGCGCTGAGCGAAGCCGACATTACGGTGGAAGCGGAGCAGCAGTCTGCCAGGTACAAAGTTGAAACGGCTGGCACTGTCCCGGACAGGACGACGACAGCCGGTATCTACGATACGGATGTGACAGTTGAGACGGAAACGGAGGTGCACAACATGGAAGTAGCGATGGCAGGCACAGAAACCTGTGCCAGAAGCATCCCGGCGGTACTGGATGAACCGGTACTCGACGTGGACGTTGAGGTCACTGTTACCAAGTTCAAGGGCAAGCGCAGCGGCGAAGAGCCGTTTGTGCAGTAATGAAGGGAGGTGAAAAGACTATGGCAATGACAAGTTACGCTCTGGGTCTGTACAAGGACTACACCAAAGTCCGCGTGGCGCTTGGCCGGTATAAGGCGGGCAGCACCTACAAGACGGTGCCCATCGACAGCGTGGAGACTTTGAAGGATGGCCGTCTGGCGTTCTTCATGACGATCCCGCCCGGCGATTCCACCGGCAGTACCGTGACGGAGGTTGCGCTGCTGGACACCAGCAAGCAGGTCATGTACACCAAGACGCTGGTAGGCAATGAGCAGGTCGAGTTCGAGGCTGACGATGAAGGCGCACTCCTGCGTGTTGCGCTGAACTTCAACAGCGCGGACAAGACAGCCGACCAGAGGAACGCAAAGAGATAAGGAGGACACCCTATGTACAATTTCAAAAACTGGGTGGACAGAGTGACCCAGTTCGTGAACCGTTTCAAGGAAACGAACAATTCCGACGGTTCCATTACCCATGAGAGAGTGGACGGCGAGGTGCTGAAAACCGGCACCTCCCAGAGCGCCGCAAACTTCAACAACATGGAGGGCGGCATTCTGGAAAACAGCCTGCTGCAGGCCGAGGCTACCCGTGTGCTGAAAGAGCATGGACGTGACATCGAGGCTATGACCGGCGAGATGCACACCATCTATCTGTACAACACCGCGAAGCACCCGGCCAACAACAGCAAGAAAACAATCGCCCTGAAGCAGCCCCGCAACAATACCGATTACATCATTGCAACCCGTGTTGCTTCTGCTGTGATGCCCAACGGCGTGGCGATTGACGGAGACCCGGCTGGCACGGCAGGCAACGTCATCATCACGGACAAGCTGCTCAACGGCTTCAAGGTTGCTTACACCGGCGCTGCAAAGGAAGTGACGCTGGAAGTTGAGATCCAGGGCGGCATGATTCCCGCACCGGAGTATGAGGACGGCGTGGCCCCGACCGGGGAGTAAGGAGCAGACTATGGCAAATGTGATCGTGAAAAGCGATGAACGCATCGCATACGAAGCCCAGGTGGCGGAAAGTTTCGGCTGCCGGGGCAACATCAGTGCAGAACAGCGGGAGCAGGCAGAGATGATCGCTGCAAAGACCCGCGAGATCTGCCGCGATAACCACATGAACGGAGGGTATTAAGTTATGATTCAGGTAATCGAGAAAAACGAGGGCACCAAGCTGAACTATGAGGTGGTGGGAACCAAGCTGTTCCTGGGCGATGACGAGATCATGGTGAACCTCGCCAAGTATGAGAAGGACGAGCCTGTGCACATTGACGTTGTGCGCAACTGGGATGGCGCACTGGCTACCTCCATTGGCAAGAGCGACGACCTTTCCTATGCGGCACAGATCGACATTCCCGCCCGCGCTTACACCGAGAAGGTGGAGAAGGTGCCCGCCATGGGCGGCGATGGCGAAGTGGAGCAGACCACGAAGGTGCCTGTGAAGTTCGACATTTCCCGCTGCACGCTGACCCTGTGGTCTATCGACTAAGCGAAAGGAGCAAAGAACTATGACTAATTTTGCTGACTTCAAGGCTGCCATTGAGGGTATCTCTGGCGGCAAGAACACCGTTCTGTTGGACAAGTTTGGCCTGCCGTCTGTGGTGGTGCCCATCAACAAGCTGACCTACAAGGACGTGGGTGTGGGTGATGATACCGTGCTGCCCGCATTCAAGCTGGACGGCGTGGAGAAGCCCTACTTCTGCATCGGCAAGTATCACGATACGCTGGTGAACGGCGTACCCTGCAGCCTGCCCATGCAGACCCCGGCAGTCAATGTGAACTTTGATACTGCGGTGAGCCAGAGCCGCAGCAAGGGTGAGGGCTGGACGCTGGCTACCAATGCCATGTACGCAGCTATCCAGCTGTGGTGCCGCGCCAACGGCTTTATGCCCCGCGGCAACAACAACTACGGCGCTGACCATGCGCACGCATGGGAGAAGGGCACCCCGGCCAACTACGACAGCAGCGGCAAAGTAAACCTGACCCTGACCGGCTCTGGTCCGGTGAGCTGGAACCACAACAACGATCTGACCGGCATTGCGGACCTGAACGGTAATGCGTGGGAGTGGGCTACCGGCCTGCGCCTGATGGACGGCGAGATCCAGATCATCCAGCACAACGATGCTGCGCTTGCCACGGCAGACCTGTCCGCAGCAAGCAGCCTGTGGAAAGCCATTGCCGCAGACGGCAGCCTTGTGGCACCCGGTTCCTCCGGCACCATCAAGATGGACTGGCGTGGCAATAAGTGGACCTTTGTCACCGACGCGCTGACCGGGCAGAGCGAGGACGGCCGCGGCACGGGCTTTAATACTTTGGCGACCACTCTGTCTGCTGTGCCGCAGATCCTTTACGGCATCGGCGTATACCCGCAGGAGCCGAACGGTGACTATGGCGGCGATGACCTGTATGCTATCAACAAGGGCGAGCGCCTCCCGATCCGGGGCGGCGGCTGGTACAGCACTTCCGATGCGGGCGTGTTCAAGCTGAGCCTGGGCAATGTGCGCTCCAGCGCCAACGGCTACGTTGGGCGGCGTTCCGCTTTTGTGGGTTCCCTCTGATAAGAGGGGCAAACCGCAAACCGACCGACAGTAAACCGATGGGGCGGCGATAGCCGCCCCCTATATTTTGCAGAGCCTGGGAAAATGACATGAACAGTATTGAAAACGAAAAGTTGCAGCAGATGAACACGCCAAACGGAGGCTACCGCCTGAAAGAAGCGGTGAAGGACATGATAAACTACGGAAGCCCAATACTGGTGCAGTTTCCGAGAGTGGAAAAATACGGCCTTGCAAAGCGCATCCGGGAAACGATGTACGATATGCTGCACCTGTGCAACGTGATCCAGAAGAAATACTACAAGCGCGACACCTTGCGTGAGTTCGATACCCTGCTGCTGGATCTGCGGGATTATCTTGACGAGGCGGCGAACCCCAGACTGTACCCGCAGGGTACAGAACCGAAGAAAAAGCGCAAGAAGCGGGCGGACGGTCAAGCACCGGAAGCCCCGCCGCAGCCTGTCACCTGCATCACGATGCACCAATACGCGACATGGAGCAAATATACCGGGGCAATCGGCGGAATGATCGGCAATTACATGAAGTATGTGGAGGGCAAGCAGTCCAAATAGGGCTGCTTGCCTTTTTGCATAACCGGGGCCTGACCATCATTTACGCATCCCGATCCGGGGCGGCAGCTGGAACAACACTTCCAATGCGGGCGTGTTCAAGCTGAACCTGAACAATGTGCGCTCCAACGCCAACGGCAACATTGGGCGGCGTTCCGCTTTTCCCCGCCAGATGAATCACAGCTTGCCTGAAAAGATGGGCTGGATTACGCGGGCAAAAGGGGTCAGGATCCGTCGGCAGCGCCGGGGAGCGCTGCACGAAAAATTTGTATTCGCATCAAGGCAGACAGTATACCGGGGAGAATGGCCGGAATATCCCACCGCCCGGTGAATGGTGGGGAGTGGCCGTATATGCCACGGGTGCGGAAGGCTGTGAATGAAAACATACAAAAACATCTTTGTCCAGGTGGTGGCTTTCGACAACCTGATGCTGGCGCACTACCACGCCAGCAAAGGAAAGAAGCACCGGGATGAAGTGCTGATCTTTGAGCAGCGCAAAGCAGAATACTGCATCATTCTGGGAAACCGTCTGGTCAAGCAGACCTATAAGGTAGGGTCGTACCGGATCTTCTGGATCCGGCGGCCTGTGCTGCGCATGGCTATGGCGCTGCACTACCCTGACCGCGTTGTGCAGTGGGGTATCTACCAAGTTGTATTTCCCATATTCGATAAAGGCTTTATTTCGGATAGCTATGCGTGCCGCAAGGGCAAAGGGGCGCACGCGGCGCTGGATCAACTGCAATACTGGATGCGGCAGGCAGACCGAGGCGGTCCAGCCTATACGCTGAAACTGGACGTTTCAAAGTATTTCTACCGGATAGACCACGAGATACTGCTGAAGATCCTGAACAGGAAGATCGCAGACCCGCGCATGATGTGGCTGTTCCGCGTGATCCTGCACAGTGACCAGACGAAGTTTGGGCTGCCGGAGGGCATGAGCGCGGACGAAGTGCCGCCAGAGTGCCGGTTAGAGGACACCGGCGTTCCAATCGGAAACCTGACCAGCCAGATGTTCGCCAATATCTACCTCGATGTTCTGGACCAGTATGTGAAGCATACGCTGCACATCCACTGGTACATCCGGTACATGGACGACATTATCATCATCGGGCACGACAAGCAGGAACTTGCACACATCCGGGACGAGATTGCCGCATTCCTGCGCAGGGAGCTGAATCTTGCTCTGAACCATAAAACCAGCATCCAGCCATTGAAACAGGGCGTGGAATTTGTGGGCGTGAGGGTGTGGCCGACACACCGCCGCCTGCGTCACACCACGATACGCGGCATCAAGCTGCGGCTTTCACAGGTGCTGGCACAGTATGAGGCGAACGAGATCACAGCCGAGAGCGTGGAGCGCACCATTGGCAGCTACCGCGGCGTTCTGAGCCATTGCGAGTGCATGGCGCTGAAGCACAAGCTGAACCAGACATACGGGAAATTCTATATCATCAAAAAAGAAAGAGGCGAGCAGAACAATGGCAATCAAAGCATATTCCTATGCGAAGGACGGGAGCAAAGCGCTGAGCAAGAACTTCAGCGTGAAGGAGTTCCGGTGTAAGGATGGCAGCGACCCGGTGTTTGTGGACATGGATCTTGTAAAGCTGTTGCAGCAGATCCGTGACCATTTCGGGAAGCCGCTGACCATCACCAGCGCATTCCGCACAGCCACCCACAACAAGAACGTCAAGGGCGCTACATACAGCCAGCATTGCTACGGCAAGGCTGCTGACATCCGTGTGCAGGGCGTAAGTGTGGAAGCTGTGGCTGATTATGCGGAAACGCTGCTGAAGGACACCGGCGGCATCGGACGCTACCCGGTAAAGAAAGGCCGTCCGGCGGGCTGGGTGCACGTTGATGTGCGCGAAGCAAAGAGCCGCTGGACACTGTAAGCAGAAACGAGCGGAGGTATCGTTATGGAAATCATGAAATCTTTCCTTATGGCATTCCCTACATGGCTGTCGTTCATCTTCATGGTCGTGGGCATGATCGTCACCGCGCTGTTTGCGGTACGCCTGGGCTACGGCGTGGTTATCGCCAAGACGGTCTATAAGTGGATCGAGTGGGCAGAAACAAACATCGTGGGCAGCAAGATGGGCGAAGAAAAGAAGAAGCGGGTCATTGCGACCCTGCGCGGCTTTACGCCGGACTGGCTGGACTGGGCAATCAACGAGCGAACGCTTGACTGGATCGTGGAAGTTGTGTTCAAATTCAGCAAGAAAAAGCTGGCAGCCTACATGGAAAAGAAGAATGCTGCCACAACTACCGTAGCACACTTTGGGGAGGACGGGAAAAAATGACGGATGAAGAGCTGGAACATCGTCTGACTGATGTTGAAAGCCGGAGCAAAAGCAACACCCATCGTCTGGATGACCTTGAAAGGCTGACGGATGCTGTGAACGGCATGAACACGAACATCAAGCTGACGATCCAACAACTCGAATCGACCAACAAGAGCCTTGAAATTGTGACCGCACAGAACAAGTCGCAAGATGCTAGGCTGGCAGCGCTTGAAAAAGCCCCCGGAGCGCTCGGAAACAAACTGTGGTGGGCGGTAGTAGCCGCCGCAATCGGAGGGTATGTCGGGCGGGTACTCAGCTTCCTGCCAAAGTAACGTGAAATCCCCCACTGGCAGCCTTTATCGGGCCGCTGGTGGGGGATTTTTTGTTTATATGGCAGTTTTGCACAAGGGAACTGTGCAAAGTGTGGAAAGTTTGCAAATTGACAACGGTGTACCGCATATTTTATGATTGATACGAAAAGAAACGCAATAGCAGAAAGGAGGAAAACAATGTGAGAGTGTTCAAGCATTTGACGTTTACGGACAGAATCCGCATTGAAAAGTGGAAGAAGGAGGGAATGAGGACGCGAGAGATCGCGGAAAAATTGAGGGTGGACCCGTCCACGGTATACCGGGAACTGAAAAGGGGCAGCTATGACAGGCTGAACGGCACGACATGGGAATTGATACCGACATACAGCCCGGACATTGCAGAGCAGAAATACCAAGCACACCTGCGGGAAAAAGGTCCGAACCTGAAAATCGGCAAAGACCATGAGCTTGCCACCTATATTGAGCGAACCATTATAGATAAGGACTGCTCCCCGGCAGCAGTGTACGGATACGCACAGGAAGAAGGCAAGACGTTCAAGACGCACATTTCGGTGTCTACTATATATAGTTACATCAAAAAGGGCGTTTTCCTGAACGTGACGCAACAAACATTGCCAAGGCGGGGCGTGCATAAGAACGACTACAAAAAAGTGAAAACGAAAGCGCCAGCCCGCGCACCGGCGGGTGAAAGCATCGAGAACAGACCGGAGGAAGTGAAGAACCGGGAAGAGTTTGGGCACTGGGAAATGGATACCGTATACTCTGGCCAGAAGAAAAGCACTGTGGCGCTGCTGGTACTGACGGAACGTAAGACAAGGAACGAGAATATTATATTGGTTCCGAACCGCCGCGCCGAAACGACAGTGCAGGCCATCAATGCACTGGAACGGAAGCTGGGCGCAGAGAAATTCGGCATCATCTACAAGAGCATCACGGTAGACAATGGCAGCGAGTTTGCGCTGACGGATCAGCTGGAACAGTCTTGCATCAAGGATGGGAAACGGACGAAGGTCTACTACTGCCACCCGTATTCCTCTTGGGAACGCGGGAGCAATGAGAACGTCAACGGCATGATCCGCCGCAGGCATCCGAAGGGAACGGACTTCTCAAAAGTCACGCCGGAGGAAATCGCAGCAACAGAAAGCTGGATCAATAGCTACCCACGGAAGATACTGGGCTACAAGAGTGCGGGGACAGCATTCAGGGAGTGCCTGCGGAAGCTAGGGCTGACGGCATAAGGCAAGAACGCACAAGCAGAGAGACGGAATGTTGGTGAAATTGAACAATAGAGAGAGGCTGCAGGCGGGGCAGGCTTGACGGCCTGTTTGCTTTATGATAAAATCCACAAAAATCAAGCCAAAAATTTGTTGCATTTAATGCTTTACTTTTCAAATTGAAGATTTTTTTGAAAAAGTTGTTGACAAAACGGAGGTTGTTGGATATAATAATAAAGCACTGTTCAAGTGCAACAAATAAATATGGCGGTATAGCTCAGTTGGCTAGAGCATTCGGTTCATACCCGAAGTGTCACCGGTTCAAATCCAGTTACCGCTACCACATTACAGAGTTTCGCTAAGATAAGGGGGACGGTCGTCCGCAATAGTGGATGATGAAAGTCGGAGGTTTTAGCGAAGCTCTGTATTTCTAAGGCCCGTTGGTCAAGCGGTTAAGACACGGCCCTTTCACGGCTGTAACATGGGTTC